CTTTGGGTCTCTCACAAAACCTGCAAGGCTGCGTGCTGTTTCTCTTTCTTCAGCCGTCAATTGAATATCCTTTGGTTTTTGGTGAGATTGACCCATATTTGAGTCTCGTGAAACTGGTGCGGTCTTTGTTGTTGTTTCAGTCTTCATTTGGATGCGGCCTTTGGGTTCCTGCTTGGAATAACTTTGTGATTCTGGTTCAGAAATTTCATATGACTTTTTCATGAAATCTGATATTTCATCAAAGAAATCAGAACTGCCTATTTCATTCTTACGACCCGAAAGCGTATATTTCTTAGCTAATTTTATGGAATAATTATCCGCTTCTTCGTGCAAAGATTGATCGAATTCATTGGAATGGGGATTAGCCCAAGGGTTATTATCTAACCAATCTTGCGCTACATCATCAATTTCATATTGGGATTCTTGATATTTAGGCTGAGGTGCTTGATATTGTTTTTGATCGGAGGGATCAGGATTATAACCATTCTTTAACAATTCCAGGGATGCATTATATTGGCTCAGCAAATCTTGTGCTTCAACTTGCTTGGCTACATCCCCTTCCTCTGTCACATTGTTTAAATAATTTTTGACGCGTTCTTTTTCAGATAAGAGTAACTTTTCTCTTTGGACGATTTCAGCCTTTTGCTTCTCATTTAATTTCGTCTCAAGAAATTGATTCCTGTTGAGTACATCGTGTGCAACGCTTTGTGCTTGTTTTAACTGTCGCGTTAAGTCAGAGATACGTTTTTTCTCTGAAGTACGATTTTTCTTGAACTTTTTTTCTTTTTCTTCTTCATCTGGTTCAGGCGATTCTTTCTGATCTGGCGCGTCCTCTTCTTCTCTTTCTTCTCTTTGAGTTTCTGACGCAATTTCTGGTACCTGAACAATATCTCGCTCATGTGAAGTAAGGGTTTCCCCCAACTTCTCGTTATCATCTGGTTCACTCGTTACTTCCCAAGATATGTTCTCATGTGGCCTTAAATTTTGATCTGATAGGAAGACAGGTTCAGTTGCGACTTTATAGATAGTTTGAGTAGTGGCATTGCCTAGATCTTGATAGGACATTATTTAATCCCTTAGTTGCCAATCCATTGATGGTAACTTGATGTTGTCGGGTTTTTAACGATACGGATAACCATATAATCCTGAAGATCTATAAGATCGATACCATTTTCTGTATCAAATGTTCCAGTGTATCTTTCCCATTTAATAAAGTCGCCAACTTGAGGGATTGTCTTCCAATCCTTGAATTGATCGCCTTTGAAAGCAGAGTCACCCATGGACAGTATTTGACCTACACCAAGTTGCGTCCGATCCCTATCCTTTGCAATATCAGGGCGTTCCAATATACTTTTCGATCCATCCTCAAGAACGTAGTGATCTCCGAAAGAGTAAATCTTCACCAATACGCGCCAGCCTAGGGAAACTGAGTGATCATCTCCCAAGACTTCGCGAATTAAGTCATTAGTTGGTAATTCTCTCATCATTTAATTCTGGGGAGGAATTATTTCAACAGTTGGCAAGTTTGCTGACAATGAATTGTAAACATTATCAATGTGATTCAGAGCCATTTCCAAGCCTTCTGCGCGATCCCATTGTTTTGTTAGATCATCACGTGATCTAAACTGTATTAGGGCTGCTGATTTGTGTTGCTCAATGGATTTTTTCAAGGGGGTGATGAGGGCTTCTTTAAATTCTTCGATAGACATTGCAAACCTTTCCTTAATATTTAGTCAAATTGTACAATTTATATCGTAGGACAGGATTTCTGCGAATGTCAAACAAAAATTTGTCATTAATTTTATGGAAGTGCGGAAATTTGTCAGAGCATTTTAATTTCTGATTGATATAGATATTTTGCTTGTGTAAGATATTGAGTGAATGGGGATGATTATCACTAATTGATTAATGATGTCTTTAGATCATCCTAATTTCATCCCCATTCATTATCCTTAATACTCGCCTTTTCTGACCTTACCTACTCCGCCAGCTGCGAATTTAGGCATTTTTTGTGGCGTATCCATTTCCCTTGTGTGGTGTGGATGCATAGAACCACCTTTGGACATAGAGCCACCTTTGCACATTCCCATGCTATCTCTACCAGCTTCGCTGCTTCCCATTTTTCCACTAGCGCAAGCAATAGTGCCCATGTGACTTACGGGATGTTCACCCATCAACATTTTATCAACGGCACCCCAACCTGCATGATCATAACTATGCGTGGTTTGCTTCTTTTCCCCGATTAGTCCGATATCTCTACCTTCCATATTGCCTTCTTTACGACTTCTGCCCATTTTACAATTCCTCTTATGTTAAAATTAGACCCATGATGAGTCATTCAATCATAGGATGAGTAGCGCTACTCACACTCCTATTATGACACAAAATTATCTAAAATTTTATCTAATTAAATTATACCTTGCGCTTTTAATTCCAATTCCTTTTCGCCAAGCTCTATTTTCTTCATTTCTGCTTCATAATTGAGTTGTGCCTTAAAGGCTTCTGTTTCGGCCTTTAACTGGTCAGCCTTGGCCTTTTCATCTATACCCTTGTCTTTTACCTTAACTTCTTCAAGCATTACCAGAGCAGGATCTAAAGATGGTGGTGGGGTTTTTTCCTGCATCTGTTGTTGCTGGTTCATTATTGCATTGGCTGCCATCATCGCGATTTGGTTCTGAACCTCCATAGGCAACTCATATGGATTCTCTGGTAATTGGATGCCCATCATCTGTTGCATATCAAGCATCATCTTAAAAGCCATGTGGGAAGCATTATGAGCCATGACAGATGCAATTATTTCAGGGGGAGATGCTGGATCATTCAAAATGATACCGTGGACTATCATATGGGATTGATGATCTTGTTCAATGGAAGCAACAGCAGCTTTACCTTGGATCAGGTTTTGATTTTCTGTTATGGGATCCAAAGGAGGTGTTTCTTCTTTGGGTGGCAAAATCTCATTAATCTTTGATTGAGGAATCTTCAAGGATTCATAGAACATCTTGTTAGCTTGATATAGATCGTGCAACTCAGGGTTCATCCTGGCATTTTCCAAGATGGTCTGACTTCTCATGAGACGTTGGATATCAGAGGTGATATGGGGATCAGCGACAGAAATAAGGCTAATCTTATCCGTAAAGTCATCAGCTTTTATAAATGACTCCTCTCCACTCGCATCAAATTTATATTCCACATCGGGCAGATGCTTTGCGAAGAGTTTATAAAATAGGTTAAACTCCTTAGTCATTGAATCGCGGATGCCACGGATAATTGTGCTTTGAACCTTATGGAACAGACCGAGCATCGCATAGGTTGTACCCACTGGAACATTTGGGTTTAATTCTGATATCTGGGAATTCGCAGATCCCATCATGGCTGCGGCTTTGTCTTCCAATTCCTTTTTCAGTTCATTGATATAAGGGGACGGTTCCTTGTAAGGCATTAACATCACAGCTTGTTGGATAGGCAATCCGCCCGTGTCAATTTCAATGAATTCGGTCGGGCCGATCCTTAGGTTATTATCAACTGAACGCATTCCTTTAGAACGTAAGCCACCCGGGAAATTGGATAATGTTTGCCCGTCGATAGTCTGCCTCAATAACTTAGTACTTGCGTCTGCTAGGCCACCAATGATCTGCGTGGCACCATTTCCATAAAACCCGAGACCCTCGAGGTAGGAATAGTTGTTATAAATGTCAATCCTTTTAAAGTCCTTGTCCCCTTCGTCCCAATTTCTATATAGACCGAGTATCTTCTTGGATTTCTTGTCTATTGAAATTATATACGGCCTGTAATTACTCGAAATCAAATCTTCTTCATTATAATCATCGCTCAACTCTTCTATATCAAGATGAGTGTGTGACTCATAAATGGTGTACTCGTCGTTATCTTCATAGTTTGGTGTGGTCATACCTTCTACATAATCTAATGTCTTTTTGAAATTGGATTCTTCGTCAAGTTCCTCCGCTGAAATTTCGATGTCCCTATAGATGCGCATCTTCTGATATTCGGCAAGTGTCATCTTACTTATGACTTTTCTTTCGGTCATACGGGGGCATGTCTCTAGGTTTGTCGTGCCATATTTTACGATGAAGTCTTGGGGCATGATAAATTGGGAAGTGGGGCGCTTCAGGATAGGATCAAAGTAAATCTTCCTGACCGTGTCCCCAACGAAGCCTAACCATAAGAGCATCTTCTTAAAGTCCGAATAGAACTCAGGAGCATCTTTCGTGAAGTATATGTTAGCCCACATTTCAATACGCTTTGCCTGGGCTTCCAGTTCTTCGGTTACATTTCCTATGATTAGTTCTTTAACCGGCCCTTCTAAAGGCAGAAGCTCTGGGACGGCTGTCACATAGAATTGGATAATGCTATGCATGAGGACAGGGGAATAATTACCACTGGCACCCTCGAAGGGAAAAGTTCTCTTATCAAGCTTTAGACCAAGCTGTTTAAGTCCTTCACTAAGAGAATCTTCCCAATCCTTACGAGATATCAAGTCATTTTCGATATCATCAATCAAACGTGCTGCTATCTTATCCAATGTGCTTTCAGATAGTTTCTCTGCCAGATTTTCATCATGTCCTTCAAAGGAAGGTTGCATGAATAGCTCTTGATTCTCATCGTCGATGTTTATATCAGCTATGTTAATTTGATCTAGGATGGATGGTAATTTAAGAAGATGGTCTTCCTGGAATACGTCTTGATCGTCTGTCATGGATAGTCTCTCACTAAGTTATATATAAAATTATACATAAATTTTAAGTTATTGGGGAGATTTTCCTTTACATTCGACAATTTATTTCAGTAGGATGATGTCGGAGATAGCCTTTTTTATGATCTACTTACTATCTCTCATGGAAAAGCTATCTCCAATCTACTTTCAAAGGAGCACAAATTTATGATTGATGAAAAAAATAAATACAATGAATTAAAACAAAAATTACTGGAAGATATATGTAATTATGAAAAAGATGATATAATAATGGCTCTATGTACTTGTTTTGCATATGTTATTTATTCAAAATTTGAGGGAAGTAATATAGATGAACTTTTAGAAAAATGTGCAGATGAAATAAAATCGAAACTTAGCCGTATGATTAAATTCTGGGAAGAACACCAGAAAAAAATAGTAGATGGTGTTTATATTCCATAAGGATTTTGTATGACAATTGATTTCAAAGACTTTTCGGAAGATTTTTTAAAGGAAGAACAAGAGAAAGCACAATTTGGTGGGGAAATATACGCCAACCACCACAAATTACCCGCAATAATTATCGATAATGATAATATTCAAACATACGATGCGGCTTTAGAGGTGATACAAAATATCTCCGAAGTTAATGGCAGCGAGTTGGCAGTCATTTTCGGTACATTGGCAATTTTGTATAAAATTGATTCAACAACCCCAAAAGATTCTACACACACAACTATCATTAATGCGTGTTTGAAGGCGATATGTAATCAAGCACAGTCGTTGAGCCAGTCAAAAGAACTGATAAATTATTTAAATATCAATAAGGGTGATAAAATCATCGTCGACGGTTCAAAGTATTGCTTCATCGTAAAAATGTTGATGCATGCCTTTTCAGATTTTACATCTCTTTTCTCCTTGGTATGCGCCAAAAATTATCTCAGTAAAGAGACCATTGATTTTATGAGGGAAAAGATGCTTTTCTTGATATCGCCTGAGGTAGAAGGCCTTAGAATTGCTTTCAAGGTTATTGAATGCTATGAGTGCTTAGATGCGAAGCCAGTTTTACATTGATATGGAAAATAATATGAGTGACAAGATTGATTCAAATGATCCTAAATTTGCGCTAGTAGAGCTAGACTATCATCTAGTGTTGGGAATGATTGTACAATAAATATTAGGAAGAAGGGGAATTGGAATAAACAATTTCCCCTTCTTCCCTTTTTTGGCATATGGTGTCTGCATCCATGTGCCAAACTCTTAGAACCGTTTCCTAAACCTTTGGAGTTCATTCCTAGTCTGTTGTACTACACGCTCGCCCTCTTTGCCTACTTGCTTGGCTACCAATGGCACTTGAACTTTTGTTTTATCGCGCTCGATTCGATCTCTCTCTTCCTTCTCACGGCGTTCCTTTTCTTGCTGATCTCTTAGCCTGATTAATTCTTGGTGCTGCTTTGTCTCAGCAATTCGTAACGCTTCTTCCTCGGCTCTTAGGAGTTCTTCTTTGGCTCTGAGATTCTCTTCGTGGCGTCTCTTGTTCCGTTCTTCATTCAATTTTTCTTTATACTTCTCAGTACGTTCTTTGGATTTTTCGGCACGTACCCTCAGTAATTCGTTTAATTTTTCGGACTCAATTCTTTCCATCTCTTCTTGTACTTCAACAATCCTTGTTAATTCAAGTGTCTCTTTAAG